GACCTTGTAGACCTTCTAAACCTTGTAGACCTTGTAGACCAAGGAGACCTTGAAGCCCTTGTAGACCAATAACACCTTGTATACCCTCTAGACCTTGTAGACCAATAAGACCTTGTAGACCTTGTAGACCAAGGAGACCTTGAAGCCCTTGTAGACCAATAACACCTTGTATACCCTCTAGACCTTGTAGACCAATAAGACCTTGTAGACCAATAAGACCCTGTAGACCTTGTAGACCAATAACACCTTGTATACCCTCTAGACCTTGTATACCCTCTAGACCTTGTAGACCAATAAGACCCTGTAGACCTTGTAGCCCAAGGAGACCTTGAAGTCCTTGTAGACCAATAACACCTTGTATACCCTCTAGACCTTGTATACCCTCTAGACCTTGTAGACCTTGTAGACCAAGGACACCTTGAAGCCCTTGTAGACCAATAACACCTTGTATACCCTCTAGACCTTGAGGCCCTTCTGTACCTTCAATCTGTACAGGAGTTCCCCAATTATATTGATTATTCGTCCAACTGTAATTACCTATAGATTGCCATATTGGGTCACTACCAGTTAAATTAGGATCATTAGACCACCCATTGCTAGGAATATTAGGATAAGTTGTACTTGTTTCGCTATTACTCGTACCTAAATCAGGGGCGCTAGAACTTCTTATAAAAATGAACTCAGAGGTTGAAGCTCCTTGATACACTATTGATCCACCAACCCAGGTAATAGTTGTACCATTAACATAACTTCCACTATTTATAACTGCTTTATAGCTATAAATAAAGGAGAAAGGTTCTAGGTCAGGAATGGTTTCAGACCAATTAGCATCATTAATTGTAAGAGTATCTGTTGCAAAAGTGTAACTACTAGAAGTAGGCGCAGTAGGATCAGTTACATATCCATCAAGATCTATTAATCTATAGATAGTTAGCTCTTTTACAGTTGCCCCTGAACCACCTTGTAGTCCTTGTAGACCAATGGTACCTTGCAGACCTTCTTGACCTTGTAGACCTTGTAGACCAATGGTACCTTGCAGACCAGTGACACCTTGTATACCTTGCTGGCCTTTAGGGGTCTTAGAGAAAGTTTGAGTTATGTAAAAAGTTTGAGTACCCTCTACATTAATTGCCCATGTAATACTTCCTGTAGCGGCAATGAGCCCACTAGCTTCCCCAGTTACATAGGACTTATTTAAAGGCCCTCCGCCTACTGTAGCTGAAGTATTATTCGCAGTAATGTTTGTACTAGAGTCTACGGACACAGAAAATTCATTAGTGCTAGGACTTGACGCTACATTTGTAATCTGTACGCCTGCCTTGTATACCTCTATTTGAGTAGGGGTATCTGTATAATCACCAGTGCTTCCGTTAGTATCCCCAAAATCAGTAGGAACTGCAGTAGCCGCGTTAGTACTATAAACTTCAATTCCGCCTGCGCCTTCCTTAATAGCAGAAATACTAATAGAGTCAAATGCTAGCTCTACCTGATTCCCGTCTGCAACACCTACTCTTAGTGTTTGTGGAGCAGTAAAATGAGAAGCAGGAATCGGAAACGTAAAAGTATCTGATAATTGGGTATCACCATCTGTAAAAGTAGTTTCATCTGTAATTCCGTCTCCTGTAAATTTAAAGAACCCATTATTTACATTCTGAGCGGTCGCTGTTAATGTGATAGTTCCAGAAGGGCTGGGATTAGAGCCGCTAGAGTCATACTGAATTGTATAATCTTGGGCAGTAAGATTCACAACTATACCATTTGTACCTGCAGCTCCTCGCTGAAGTTTTCTAATTACCCAGGTACTTGTTCTCTGTTTTGAAAGATTATTGGGATCATCAGCTTCTCTAACTTCTACAGTTATTTCTATATCTGTTCCAGCTCCATATGCTATGGTATTATTTGCTGTTGTTTCATCAAATATAAGTTTTTGATACTCTTGCCTGTTCGCCCCCGTTGGATATGATACGGGGTAGTTTGCAGGTTGAAAATCAGTATCAGAAGAATCTCCTCCAGTAAGATCACCAGAACTCCAAGACATTTTAAATTCAGGCTTAGTATAACCAATAGCTAAAGCTCTAACATTGATTGTACCAGGCTGTTGATCAGCAGCACCACTGCTCAAATAAGTTAGCTCTCTAACATCTCCATCTAAAAATAAACCTTTAGATAAAGATAAGTTAGGATCTAATACTATATAACTTGTAAGACGATACTCATTAGATATAGTATTATATGCTACTGCTGCTATTATAGAATCCTCCAGATAATCTATATCTAAAGTATCCTGCTTTATAGATGCTGCTGAGAAAGCGGTATCAAATACATTATCAATGAAAAGCTTAGTGTCGCTAGCTATATAAGATACTCTAGCATATCTGTTACTATCAAATTTAAGTAAATTGCCTACATTTAACTCTGTAGTAAATGCTGTACCAGAACCCTCAACACATGTTTCATTTATGCCAACACTTATAGTACCAGTAACACTTGTCCAAACGCTTTCTGGATCATTAGCATATTGATTTAAATCAATCCAAGCATATTGACCTGTTCCTGACTTACCAAACTGTTTTCGTGTTATTAACTTTATAGCATCGGCAGAACCGCTATTAAATTTATCATAGTCTACGAATAAGTATCCTACAGGAAAAACAGGTTTTAAATTATTTCTAGCTCTATCAGTTGTTTCTATAAATAAAGATGCTACATCAGTATCGGAGTAACCTAAGGCATTGACTGTCCAATCAGTATAAGTTCCTGTTCCATTTACAGAGGTTATGTCTACTACTAAAGTTGTCCCTGTATAAGAAGTTACTGTGCCTGTTAAATTAGTGTTTCCATCTGCAGTTCTCTTTATAAAAACAGGTTTATCTGTAACATATGGCAAGCCAGACCCAACAGTAAAAGTTTTAGACCCCGTACTTACACCATTACTAGTACTTGATGTAGTTAAATATCTGGATCCTTCAAGTACTTTACAATCCTGACTATAGGTTAAAGCATTAGTAGGGTCGTTATCTTCCGAATCGCCAGGATTTTGAGAAGGAGCTATCGCTACAGCATTATTTTCAAATCTAACAATACCTGTATCAGAAACACTTTGATTTACTATAAGAGGGCTTGTAGCGCTGGCGCCACGTACAATATACCCTATTCTAGGAGATTCTCCATTATAAGTATCTCTTAAATCATATCTGCAATATTTACCTTTAGACAGATTATTTCTACTACTTAAAACCCGAACTACAAAAACTCTATAGCCTTCAGATATTCCATCAAAATCATAAAATTTTCGTTGAGAGTCTACAGTTATAGGACTAGGAACATCCTCTATAGTATGAAATATTTGATACCCTGCTATATCATAAAAATCGTCAGGAGCTTGCCAAGCTACTCTTAAACTGTCTGGAGCACCGATTCCTCTAGACTGCCTACTTACTGCTACGCTTTTAACAGGAGGAATAATTCTAGGTTCTGGCAAATATATTTCATCTGGTACATAGCCTAAAGCATAATCAATTTCGACAGCAGTATATTTCTCATTATAGTGCTCTGCTGCAGAAATCTGATAAGTGTTTTCTTCTTGCTGACCTACTGAAAGAATGCGGTATTGTTTTGCTGAGCCTAACGTAGTAAGGTTTTCAGTAGTTTCTTTTAATGCCCATACGCTACTAGAAGTCGGAGTAACCTCAAAAGTTCCACTAGTTAAAGTTAGTACAGTTACTCCTGTCTGATTAGCTTCTGAAACTCTATACTCTTGTACATGAGTATAAGGTTTCCAATTTAAGCTTAACGGATCTCCTACACCATCTCCAGTTTCTGTAAACGCATTAGAAGCTCTTTCAGAAGTATTAAGCTCAACGTAGGACCATACCCCAGACTCTTTTACCCAGGCTTCTTTTATCTTGTCGCCTCTATTATAGTTGAGACTAGCACTTAAATCGTCTACTATAGTAACACTATTAGAATTTAAAAACGCGGCAGACTCTGTTACCAAAACATTTAAGTCATAAAAAGCGTCCCCTAAATCAATGGAACGATCTATAGTAATCGTATTAGAAGTTGCAGATTTAACTCTTCCGCTTAGAATAGACCCATATCTATCTGCATCTTGAACATTAATAATGTCTCCGGGTCTTAAATATGACCCCGCCAACGCAGTAGAAAAAGTTACAATCTCTGTTTGATTTTGCGCTGTCCAAAGCTTCCATCTACCGTAGCGTAAAGCTTGCCCTTCGGAGGTTGCTCCAAAAGCTACGGCATTAACTGATTGAAGTTTACCGTCTTTAAGAATAGCATCTCTATCCTCTAGCACTAAAGGGCTAGGGGCATAATTTAACTCTGGATCATTCCAAGTTACAACTACTTGATTAGCTTTAGTCTTGTCTCCAGTACTTTGATATGTAAAATTACCGTCTATAACATTCCCTTTGGTAAAGTTATATACTGGGTCCCCTGGTGCATCTAATATAGGGCTAATTTTCCCGTCCATCCAGTACAAGATACTACCAAAAGTTGTGGCCATATCTTTAAGTACTTTGTAGGCATCACTGGCTTTTGTAAAAAATATGTTTGCTCGATATCTAGGCTCTGTTCCACCGTTACCATCATCTACTAATTCATCACAATACCTAGAAATTCTATATAAAGCATACTTATCAATATCCGACTCTGTAAGATGCTCGCCCAAACCGTATCTTTTATTAGTAAGCATGTCATAAAAAACCCATGCAGGATTATCGGTATAGAATAATTCTTCCTTAAAAGTACCATCCCAGAAAGGGTCATAATTAGCAACACCGCCATTATACTCCCTTGGAGTATAAGCAGAAGGAATTTTAACTAGTTTCCCTTGTAACTCATAGCTTGTTCTAGGAACTGAGCTAAATTGAGTAGAGTTAAAGGAAATTCCTGCGTGTGCAGTAAAGGGATAATAAAAAGTATCTTTTAATTCAGCAGTAACATTTAGTACCTGAGATATGCTATCTCCCTGCTTGTACTTATCTGGGTCTCCTTCAGAATAGTTTCCACCAAGATTTGTTACAGCCGCTCCAACATGACGACTTAATCTAGCAATTCTTATCTCAAAGTCTACAAAATTATTATTTTTTCTATATCCTTCTAAGTTTACATAATGCTGCCAAGATAGGGGCGCAGAAAAATTTGCAGTATGAGTAACTTGTCCATAAATACTTTGCCAAGAACCCCAAGAACCCCCAACAACTGTTTTGAACCTAATATCCATTGCATATATTGCGGTATTAGCAAGATTGTCTCCAGTTTTAGAATTAACTGCCTGCATTCTGCCATATTTTATTTCAAAACGTATTTCTTTTGCTTCTTTTCTTATTGTATTAGAAGAAGTCCAATTATTAGGAGAAATTATAGTTACAGCTGAATTACCATCAGCAGCGTTACTTCCCCCATCTAAGTACCTATCCGTTGCTTTAAGTGTTATACTATTGGCCGTAGCTACAGTTTGTTGTAATTGTTTTAAAGTAGGAGTTGTAATAGCTTGATCGGAAGGTATAGACACTCCCCCGCCTACTCCATTCCAACTCTCTATCTCATTTTGAACAATACTACCAGTTCGTAGCTGTACATCAAACCCCTTTGTTTTAGCAGGGTCATCGTCAGTATCACTAGGAGTATCTCCTGATGCTGGAGGGTCTACTTGGGAACTACCACTAATAGTATAGTTATACGTTCCTGCTGTTACATTAGAAGGATTATCTACTGTAACAGTAGTACCAGTAATTTCTGATATAGAAAAAACCATGAAATAAGAGACAGTTAAGGAGGCAGAACTATTAATAAGCTCTTGGGCTCCGTAAAACGTAAATAATGCTGTTCCATCCGCATTATCTAGTAGAAAGCCTGTGATAGTATTACCTTCTTGTTTTAAAACTACGAGCTGCCCTAATTCAGGGGTAAAATTTGTTCCATTAAGATAATTACTGCCAAACGTACCGTCAAAAGCAGCATTGCTAAGTGTAGACGTCCATTTCGTAAGATAACCATTAGAATCAATTTGTACGTTGGAAACTGTTGCCGAAAATTCAGCTGTCCCAGGAAGCTGTAGGAACCTAGAATTTTTATCGTTGAAGGTTCCTCTATAGTCTACAGGAATAGTATTACTTACAGTACCAACATTGCTACTGCCAGTAAAAGTTATATTACCAATAGCGTTCCAAGATCCAATAGTATTTTGACTATCATAAAAGTAGGAGTCAGAAATTTCTTTAGCTCTTACATTATTAAAGAATACTGATGCAGCACCATATTGCAAACCACGAATAGGGCCCTCACAAATAGATTCAACCATTTGTATATTTTGCTGAGTAGAGTATGCACTATTTCTGGCTACTACAGGATTTATAGTAATATTTTGATCAAAATCGTACATTTTATTCTCCTACCAGCAAGGCAGTGTCTCCGCCAGTATTTACTCCACTCTTATTAGTAAATATAGTTTGACCAGGAGCAAAAGGATTAATGTGTGTACCAGAAGAAGAAACAATCTTTGATGTTCCTGTTGCTTCCGTGCCTCCCGCCCCAATTCCAGAAGCTATATTAGCTCCTGTATTTGTATAGTAAGAGCCTTGATTTCTTATATCAAAGCTAATTAATTTTCCGGGAACTCTTAAATTGCCATATAACACAGGAACAGGGTCTCCTTCTATAATAGTTTGACCGCTTCCTTGAAATAAATAACTATTATCTTGAGAGTATCCTGCATCTGTTGCAGGATCTGGGGCCATAATTTCAGCTAACCCTGCAATAGCTAAACTTGCTGCAAAACCCGCAACAAGAAGTCCTGCTGTTGTTAGTCCTGATCCTGCAACATAAAATAAACTTGCAGGGTTAATAATAATTAAAGCAACTAAAATAACTGCTGCAATAATTTTTAAAGCGCCTTTAGATCCAGCGGGTCTAGGCGAGATATAAAGATCTCCTTTTCCAAGCTTTAAAATAAGCTCTTTTTCTTCTTCAAGAGGATTATCCCCTACTTGACACAAAAAGCCTATTCCCTTTTGCTCACATTCTGCTAGATATTCTCGAAACCCAGGAAAATTACAGTCAAACAATTTTACTGCATCCTGAAAATTATTTACATCCATAGTAAACGTTTTTCCGTATTTTTCGGCTAATTCTCCGTCTAAATGCACTTTTCTTAACATTGTTTTTTATACCTGTAAAAACCTGTGATATAATTTGACCAAAAAGGATAAATAGACTCTCTACAAGACAGTCTGTTTATTGCGTGATGAAAAAATATATCATCGTTTATATATATGCCCATATGATTATTTTTTAAACAATCTACGGAAAAAATTATTACATCATTTTTCTGAGGAGAATCTATTTTATAGAAGCCCCAAGTGTTCATATTTTCCTCAGAAAAATAATCTAAGTCTTCTTTATTGTACCAATTATCTTCAAAAGCGTCTCTTTTAGGTAAGTCCCAAGAAGTAGTTGATACTAAATAATCTCTTGCTGCCTCGAAGCAGTCGGTTACTCCAAACTTATATTCTCTACCATAAAGTTCTGTGTAGTTAGTTTTAGGTTCTAATATATTTAATTCCATGTCGGGATAGGAAAATATATAATAAGGTATCCCTAAAGAATTACAATAATTTATATCTACTTCACTTGGCTCATTACTTGTGTACGGATGGCTATGTACAATTGCTACAATATCTGCTGTTTGTTTAATTTTAAAATAATCTTTAGAACAAATAACAAAATCTTCGTCATTGTCTGCAACATTTTTGCAGGGAAACCATTTCTTTTCGCCTTTTACTACTCCTATTATGCCGCATCCCTCTCTTGGAAGTTCTTTTTGAAAATGCTCCCGTATTTCTTCGATCATCTAAACTTTCTTGTTCCTGGAAAACCGCCAAAAGGGAGAGGTCTGTCTCTATTTTCAGATGCTCCAGTTGAATGGTATCGTGCTTTACAAGAGGAAATTAACTTTCCACAAACATCTAGTCTCTTCCAATAAGATCTACTTGTTTCAGGAGGGGCATCAAAAGAAGCAGATAAAGGTCGAATACATTCCCAAATTTTTACAAAACCCCCTGTAGTTGTTTTAACTTTATTTCCTATACTATAGACAGAAGCGGCGCTATAAGCTGAGATTGTATTTATATCATCAGTAATCAAAGTATCATCAATATCAAAATACCTTCCCTGATCAGTAGTATTTGTCCAGGTACAGCCAGAACCTCCAGCAGCTCCGTCTATTGCTATTCCTTGATATTTCCAAGGGCAGTATTTACCTACAACTACTCTACTAGGAAGTTTTACATTTTCTAAGTCAAAAGAAGAAGCTAGCTCGTAAGAGACAGCAATGGCACTTTCAGTTTTTAATCTGTCTATTGTATAAGTAGAACTAGGAAACTCTTCCGGAAGAGTTGTACTCCACCCAGCTACGTCTGTTTCTCTATATGTTTTCTTTAATAGAGTTCTTCTATACTTTACTCTTGCCCCTATAACATCTTCTGCCTTATAAATATTATTTGCTTCTAGCAAAGCACTCCAAGTAGTTTCATCAGAGTCTCCGTCATCATTGTCTACTAAAGTTCTTCCTAAGGTCACTAAGTTAGCCATTGAAAGTATGGGCCTATTCTGAGGTCCGTCACTTTCTGTCTTAATTTCAGACATATGTATAGGAATAGCTACATACTCCTCCAAAGAAGTACCGTCGGAGGTAGGAAAATAAATATTTTTTGAATCAGCATCCAGTCCTGAAGTAAAATAAGCGATAGGAGTTGCTTGATCTCTAAGAGTTATCTCAAACAATTCTATTAAAGAGTCGCCTACACTTTGAAGTTGGACTGCATCTATAATATCTGTCATGGTTCGTAAACCCTTCTAAATGTTGTACTAAGAGTATGAATCTCATCTTGAACATATTGTATATTGTATTGCTCTGTGGCGACTTTAATTGTTTCACCTCCTACTACAATATCAAAACTATCTCCAGCTTTATTGTCTAGAAAAGCCGCGAGAACAGTAATTTCAGATAATGGTCTATTTGCAAAACTGACCGTAAAAGATTGTTGTTTTATATTTATCCCATCTCCTACTCGCTGTTCGTATCCATCTCCAAATCTTGCAACAAGCACTTTATTTTCTGATTGTCGACTGATGTTTCTATCGAATACAATTTCAGCAGTAGTTGCTGCGACAGGAAAAACCTTTTCTAAAAGAGCAGAGTCCGTAATATTAGTGACAAAACTAGTGTTGCCTGAGACTTCACTTTCATTTATAGTTACTGAATATGCTGCCATTAGGCTACTCCATACGGACTAAGCATTCCGCCTGATCTTTTCTGCTTCTTAATCTCTTCCTGTACTGCTGAGGCAATGTTCTTTCCAAATCTTGCTATTTCTTGATTGTCTTGCTTGCTATCACTTTGTGTGTTTCCATCGTTGTTCATTACAACATTTACGCTTACATTATTCTCTTGCATTCCGCCACCGCCTGTTCCAGCCATTTCAACAGGAATAGATTTTCCATTCGGAAGAGGCACTACCGCTTCTGTTCCATGAAGCATTACAGGATAGCCTGCTTGCCTCCCTTTAGCTACGCCTCCATCTGAATACCCTGACATCTTCTTTCCGCTCGAAGCAATGCCACCAGTTCTGAATGGGAGCAGTGATGATGCCATCAGCGCATTAGTATTAAGTATCACAGCACCAGTTAATCCTACTAAAGCAGCGGTGTTGCTCATTTCAGTCGTTATTTTTGCAGGCCCCATAAATTTATCAAAAACAGTTCTTGCCAAAGTTATTAGTTGTAAAGCCATAGTTACTTTTGCAAGTGCTTGTCCTGCTTTAGTATTACCAAGCACTCCTGCCGCTAATCCTGTCACTGCTGATGCAGTAGCAAGAGTAGTAGTATCTAAGCTTTTTATTCCTTCTATCAAACCTTTCTTACTTTCTTCTTGATCAGCAGGAGTAACTTCCGTGCCTGGTAGTGCTGCCGGCGTAGCTGTACTCCCCGCAGCTGCGGGAGAGCCCATTGCAGCCATTGATCCATCTGGACAAGCTACAACACATACATACATTGGGTTCATGGCTGAAGACCCTAAAACTCCTACGGGGCCTGTTGGAGAGGCTGAGGCTGCT